CGAGGAGGACTTGACGCTTGAGACGGTACTTGAACGTTCCGAAGCGATCGTGGTGGGCATCGACGGCGGTGGGCTCGATGATTTATTGGGCATCGCGGTGGTGGGAAGGACTGCGACTTCGTGGCTGGTTTGGACGCACGCGCTAGTCTCGCCGGAGGGGCTTGAGCGGCGCAAGGCCAATGGGCCGTTCTACGAGAAGTTCATGGTCGATGGCGATCTCACCGTAGTCGAGGAATTGCCGGATGACATTTCAACTGTCACGGAAATCGTGGAGAAAGTTAAAGGCGCGAAGAAGCTCGCTGGTGTCGGTGTGGACGCGATCGGGATCGGCGGCATCGTCGATAGCCTCGCCAAGATCGGCGTCACGCAAGAGAACAACCTGCTCGCCGGCGTCCGGCAAGGCATCTCGCTGATGGGCGCGATCAAGACGGTCGAACGCAAGCTCGTTGATGGCTCGTTCAAGCACGGCGGCCAGGCGCTCATGACCTGGTGCGCCGGCAATGCGCGCATCGTGCCGACGCCGACCGGCATGCGGATCGCGCGCGACGATTCCGGCTTCGGCAAGATCGACCCGCTGATGGCGCTGTTCAATGCCTGCGCCTTGCTGGCGCTCAATCCGAGCGCGCAGAAACGGGCCGAGTGCCGACTGTTCTTCGCCTGAGCATCTTAGGAGTATGGATGTTATTGTGGGAAGGTGTCCTCGCCAAGATCCCGGCCACAGGTTTGCTACTCGAACTTGGAGTTTATCAAGGTAGTTCGATCAACTGCATTGCTGCTATTGTACAGCCAAGACTGGTGATTGGATTCGATAGCTTTTTCGGTTTGGAGGAAACTTTTGGTAGATATCCTAAGGGCTGTTTCAGCCGTGGTGGTGCAGTACCGAGCGGTCTTCGTCCGAATGTTCAATTAATTATTGGACGTATTCAAGACACCATTGAACAGTTTGTTTCAGAAATAGGCGATGAGAAAATCGCATTTGTAAATTTCGATTTGGATTTATACGAGCCAACAATCTTCACACTTAATGCGCTTGATGGACACTTCAAGCAAAATGCTATTATTTTATTTGATGAATACGATGATGCTATCTACGGAAAAGAGCATGAACAACGCGCTTTTGCCGAATTTCTCGCAAAGTCCAATTATCGCGCCGAATTCATCGGTAAGCGACTTTGGCATGCATATGCGTTTCGGTTAATTCAGTAGGACAACCACCATGATGAACCGGGCCTATGCCCTGCTTTCGATCAAGCAGGCGGACGACGAAACGCGCACAATCACCGGCATGGCGACGACGCCGATGCCGGATCGGCTCGAAGATGTAGTCGAGCCTACTGGCGCGCAATTCAAGCTGCCGATCCCGCTGCTGTGGCAACACGACTCGCACCAGCCGATCGGCCAGGTCACTGCCGCCAAGGTCGGCACGGCCGGCATCGAGATCGTCGCCAAGATCGCCAAGGGCGTCACCGACGAGATCGACCGGCAATGGCGATTGATCAAGGCCGGCCTGGTACCGGGCCTGTCGATCGGCTTCATGCCGATCGAGCATGAAGCTATCCCCAAGACCAAAGGCATCCGCTTCACGAAATGGGATTGGCTCGAGCTCTCGACCGTGACCGTTCCGGCAAACCAGGAGGCCACGATCGCCACCATCAAATCGCTCGACATCGCGCAGCGGGCCGCGTCAGGCCAACAAACGCCGCATGATGCCGTTCGTGCAAATCCTCCCGGCGCCTCGGGATTGTCGCAACGCAAGCCCGAGGAGGGCCGCAAAATGAAAACTCTCGCCGAACAGATCACGGCGCTGGAAGCCAAGCGCGCAGCCAATGCCGCCCGCATGGATGCCGTGATGCAGAAAACTCTTGATGAAGATCGTACCTCGACACCGGACGAACAGACCGAATTTGATGATCTGGCCGCCCAAGTCGAAGCGATTGACAAAGACCTTGTACGATTGCGCAAGCTCGAGCAATCGAAAGCGTCAACCGCCAAGGCCGTGGCAAAGATCGAAAACGTGCAGCAAGCCATCGCGGTGCGCGATCCGGTCTATGCAATCCCGACGCAACAGCCGGTCAAGCCGCAAGATTATGTGTGGAATGCGCTGGTATGCCGGGTGAAGTCGCATTTCACCAAGGTTTCGCCGTATGAAATCCTCAGAGAGGATTTCAGCGATAACGAGCCGACGCGCGCGGTGATGAATGCGATCTTCAAGGCCGCCACCGTGCCGGCCGATACGGTGACATCAGGATGGGCAAGCCAGCTCGTCGCAACATCGCTGCAAGACTACTTTGCGGCATTGATGCCATCCTCGATCTATCCGGGTCTGTCAGCCCGCGGCATGAAATTCACGTTCGGCCAGGCCGGCATCGTGACAATGCCGACACGCTCGTCGACGCCGACCGTGGCCGGAAGCTTTGTCGCGCAGGGCTCGCCGATCCCGGTACGCCAGGCGGCCTTTACGTCGATCAGCTTTACGCCGAAGAAGATGGGCGTTATCACGACATTCACTCGGGAAATCTATGAACACAGCACGCCCAACATCGATGGCCTGCTGCGTGATGCGATCTCGGAAGATACCTCGGTCGCGATCGATACCGTGCTGCTCGATGCGACGGCGGCAAGCACGACCCGGCCCGCCGGCCTGCGCAACGGCGTTGCCGCCACAACGGCAACCTCGGGCGGCACCATCACCGCCGCGATCGGCGATATTCGGGGACTGTCACAAGCGTTGATCACTGGGACGAATGGAAATCTGCGCAATCCGGTATGGATCATGAATCCCGGTGACGTGCTTGCGCTCTCGCTATTGCAGGCAACCGCCGGTGGCGGCGAATTCCCGTTCAAGGCCGAGCTTGCGGCGGGAACCTTGCAAGGATATCCGGTGATCAAGAGTACGACTTGCCCGGCGGATATGATGTTCCTGATCGATGCCGCGGACTTTGTGTCCGTGACCGGCGACACGCCGCGCTTCGATGTGTCGGATCAGGCAACGCTGGTATACGACGATACGGCGCCGGCCCAGCTCGGCACCGTCGGCTCGCCCAACGTCGTCGGCGCCCCGGCGCGCTCGCTCTGGCAGCAGGATACGATCGGCATTCGCATGCTGCTCGATATCAACTGGGGTCTCAGGCGAACCGGCATTGTCGCCTGGACGCAAACGATGACTTGGAACTAAGTCACTCTCACAATAGGAGGCCATCATGGCTAGTAGCGAAGCTCAAGCCGCGCGCAAAAAAGCGCAAGACGAAGCAAGGAAAGCGATGGAAGAACATCGCGAAGGCGTAAGGAAGGGTAATGAGGAAGCGATGAAGCGCGTCGCCGAATCGCGGCCGACACCGACGCAAGAGGAAAATGACCTTGCCCGGCTCGGTATCCACGTCGAGGAAAAGGAAGACGATAAGAGCGGACCGACCGTCATTCAACGCACCATCGTCGCCAACGAGCCGGTCGGACCGCATGGCTACGAGACCAGGGCCGCGCGTCGCAAAGAATAGTGTTCGCCTGGTCTGCGGGGAATGGACCGTCTCCGGTGTCCGTTCCCCGCTTTTTTGACGAGCGAGAAATGAAAATCCTAGGATTGCCGATTCCGTTCACGGCCGCAAAACAAAAGGCCGCGCTCACATCGTTGCCTTACACTTCCGGTTATCTGACATCCTATCCCATCGTCTGGGAATCCTATCCCGGCGCCTGGCAGCAAGACGCGCCGATCCGCAATGATCTCGCGCAAGCGTTCCATGCCGATTTCGCCTGCAAGACGCTCATCGCCCGCGATATCGCGAAGCTGCGTGTCAAGTTGGTCGAAAAGGACGCCAATGAGATCTGGACGGAAACGACGAATCCCGCCTATTCCCCGGTATTGCGCCGGCAGAACGATTACCAGACACGCAACCAGTTTTTTGAACACTGGATGCTATCCAAACTTAGCCGTGGAAACACTTACGTGCTCAAGGTGCGCGATGCGCGCAACGTCGTCATCGATCTGCACGTCCTCGACCCAATGCGCGTGCAGCCACTCGTTTCCGAGGATGGTAGCATTTTCTATCGTTTGATGACCGATTATCTCGCCGGCATAACGGAAATCACGGTGCCGGCGCGCGAGATCATTCATGATCGCTGCAATTGCCTGTTCCATCCGTTGGTCGGAACACCGCCGATCTTCGCCAGCGGCCTTGCTTCCATGCTCGGCATCAACGCACAAAAGGCGTCCAATCTCCTATTCCAGAACAGCTCGACGCCCGGCGGCATTCTCACCGCGCCGGGAGAGATCAGTCAAATCGAGGAACAGCGCATCAAAGAGGAATGGGAACAGCGGTTCTCGCGCGTCAATCTCGGTCGCGTTGCGGTCTTGAGTGGCGGCATGACCTATCAAAAACTGCCGATGACCAACG